CAGGTTTTCAGCACCGTTCGCAGCGACATCACGCCAGAAGCCAGCGAAGAACTCACGCGCCAGATGGCCGACGCCATGCGCTACATCCTCGTGAAGATGCACCCACCGGAGCCGACCGATGACTGATTCAGTGCGCGAGCGCCTGCTGGCTGCGATCACAGCGGCCGCCCTGGGCGAGTACGGCGAATACATCGCTGTGGACGATGAATTGCCCGTCACTGTGGTGGCCGATGGCGACGACCAGGCCACCACTGACCATTACGGCATCACCAACAACGCCATGCCCGTGACGATTGCGCGCGCAGAAAAAGCCAACAGCACCGACAAGGCCGCCCGGCGCACGCAGGCCCATGCCGCGATCACCGCGCTGGTGCAACGCATGTTTGCCGACCGCACGTTTGGCGGGCTGGCCTACCGGCTTGAGTACACCGGCTGCGGCATCCAGACCGAAGGCGCTGGCGCCGTGATCACCGCACAGGCTTTTTTCACCTTGACCTACCAGCACCTGGCCGGCAACCTCACCGCGCTGCCAGGCGCTTTTGACTGATTGATTTTTTAAGGAGAAAACCATGGGCTCCCCCATCATCCGCTATGAGGCCGGCCAGACCGCCTACCCGTTCGAAGCCATGACCAACGGTGGCGACGCCACGGTATTCTCGGCCTCGTTTTTCCCCATCAGCAACGCCACAGGCTTTGAATCCGTGGTCGCCCCATACGGCCTGATGACCGGCGGCGCGATCACCCCGCACGCCACGGCCAACCAAGTGCAAGTGGCGGCCCTCACCGCCAGCATGGCCGGCGCTGCCACAGCAGATGCATCGGGCGTGGTGGCTGTCGCCGCTGCGGCGGTCACCATCACCCGCGCTGCTACCAACGTCTCCAAGGTCAACTCCATCACCGTGGACGCCACCGGCGCATTGGCTGCCGTGGCAGGCACGGACGGCGCCACCACCGCATTTTCCGAAGTTCGCGGCGCTGCAGGCGGCCCGCCCTTCATTCCTGTCGGCTCTATCGAAATCGGCCAGGTGCGCACCGTCACCAGCGCCAGCGCCGTGGTCACCACCGGCCAGATTTATGCCGTTCCCGGCCTGCATGTAGAGCGCTCGGACTACCCCGTCTATGCGTTGAACTACGCTACCGGCGAAGTCACTTTTGCTGCTGCGCTGCAAACCATCCATACCGGCAACGTCCCGAAGAAGGTGTACATCAAGGGCGCCACTCCCCTGTTTGCGCCCATCCCACAAACCGCCGACTGGGTGCCCGCTGAATCGACCTACTCGATCACAAGCACCGACACCTATGACGGCCCTGTGGGCTCGGCAGCGTCTTCGCTGGGTCAGGCGTCTTTCACCGCCATGCTCAAAGACGGCATTACCGACAGCTTCCTCGCGCAGCGCGGCAAGACGATCTGGGTCGAATTCCGCCCAGACCGCGACAAGACCATGCCCAAGCAACTCACGCAGGGCGTGCTGGGTGTCTCGCGCACCTTCCCCGCTGGCGGTGGCAATTTCTCGGCAGCTTGCACGCTGACACCGAACGTGCAGACCGTGGACGTGTCGGCGTAAGGGCGGGCCATGAATCTGCAACGATTCCTCAGTGCGGCCCTGGCGCCGCGCCAGCTGGAGGTGGAAGTGCCTGAGCTGGCGGGCGTGCTGTTTGACGACGGCGAAAAAGCCGTCTGGACGGTGCGCGGCCTCACCGCCGCAGAACTGGGCCGGGCCAAGCAAGCCAGCGAAGAAGGGCTGGACACCGTCAAGGCTCTGGTGGAAGCCATGGCCGGCGACGGCGACAAGGCCGCGCAGATTCGCAAAGCCTTCGGCCTGGGTGACGACGATGTGCCGCAAAACATCAGCTACCGCATCGAGCTGCTGGCAGCGGGCAGTGTATCGCCCGCCCTCGGCACAGAAAACCGCGATGTGGCTGTGAAGCTGGCCGAAGCATTCCCGACCGTGTTCTACGACCTCACCAACAAGGTTTTGACCCTGACCGGCCAAGGAGCAGTGCTGGGAAAGCCCAAGCGCTCTGGAAAGACCACGGCCTGAGAACGGCCGTGTTGCTTTGCGCAGAGCGCGGGCGGTTTTTATTTGAGGCGCGGCCCGATGTGTTCCCTGAGGGCTATCTGACCGACACCGAGATCAGCATCTGGGGCCTGTATTACGCAGAGCGCGCAGAGCGCCAAAAGCAAGGATAAACCGTGGCAGCAGACGCGCAAAAAGTCATCGAGCTGGTATTCAACGGGGTTGACAAGACCGGCGCCGCCGTGCAATCGGCCCTGACGAACGTCAGCGGCTTTGCCGGCTCTGTCAAGAGCGCCACGCAGCCCGTGGCAGACCTGACCATGGCGGCCGTGAAGCTGGAGGCCGGCATCCTGGCCGCCGGCGTTGCGGCGGTGGCTTTCTCGGTCAACGCGGCGGGCGACTTTGACAGTGCGTTTCGCCAGATCAGCACCATCATTGATGCCTCTGCCGAAGACCTCGACGGCTTCAAGAATGCCATCCTCGATTACGCATCCACCAGCACGCAGCCGCTGGAGAAGATCACCACAGCACTGGGCAACGCCATCGGCTCGGGCGTGGACTGGGCCGACTCGCTGGCCCTGATCGCCACCGCTGAAAAACTGGCGGTTGCCACGCGCTCGGACTTGGACGGCACGACCAAAGTGCTGGTTTCCACGCTGAACAGCTACGGCATGGAGATCACCGACGCGGGCCGCCTGTCTGACCTGTTCTTCAAGGTCATTGACGAGGGCGACATCAGCATGACCGACCTGGCGAACAGCTTCGCCAAAGTCGCCCCCATTGCCAAAATCTCCGGCGTCAGCCTGGAAGAAGTGGGCGCGGCGATTGCCACCCTGACCGCCAGCGGCATCAAGCCGGCAGAGTCGATTGAGTACCTGCGCGGCGCCATCAGCAACATCATCAGCCCCAGTGGGCAGGCCCGAGACCTGGCTGCTGAGCTGGGCATCGAGTTCAACGCCTCCGGACTCAAGGCCAATGGGCTGGCCGGCATCCTGCAGCAAGTCGCCGAGAAAACCGGCGGCAGCGCGGACAAGATGAAGATCCTGTTTGGTGACATTGGCGGCTTCACCGCTGCCGCCACTTTGGCCGGGCCGCAGGCGGAAAAGTTCGCTGCATCCATCCTGGCCATGGGCGATTCGACGGGCTCGGTCGATGCGGCCTTTGCCAAGATGACCGACAGCATCGATGTGGCCACCGCCAAAGTGGGCAACTCACTGACCGCGCTTTTCGTGCGCATCGGCACGCCCCTGCTCGATGAGTTCGGCGGCATCGCCAATGCCATCGCCGCCATCTTCAATGCGATGGGCGCCAGCGTCAAAGAGGGATCGCTGGGCACGCTGGTGGATTATGTCGAGGGCCTGATGGGCCAGCTCAAGACGACGCTGGAAACGGTGGCCAAGAACCTGCCCGCCGCATTGGAGGGCGCAGACTTCAGCGGCTTCACGCGCGGCATTGATGTTGTGGTGCAATCCATCAAGGACTTGTTCGGCAATATCGACCTGAGCACCGTTGAAGGGCTGCAAAGCGCCATTGAACTGGTGGGCGCGGCCTTCCTCGGTTTGAGCAGCTACGTGTCCGGCGTGATTGACANNNNTCAAAACCGCCGGCGAGATGGCCGGCTTTGTCACGCAGGCGAACATGCTGGCCGGAGGATTGAACAGCCTGCTGCCCGCCCTGGAAGCGCTGGTCAGTATTCTTGTGGCCAAGCAGGGCGCCGGACTGGTGGGCGCCATGGCCGGGGCCGCCACGGGCGCGGGCGGGCTGGCTGCGGCCCTGGGCTCTGCCGGCCTGGTCGCTGCGGCGGGCGTGGCCGGCTATGCCGTGGGCACGACTCTGGTGAACCCCATCGATAAGCTGGTGACCAAACTCTCGGGCAGCGAAAACAGCCTGGGCACATGGATTTACGAGCTGATCAACGGCGGCAACGAGGCGGAAAAGTTCGGCGCGAAAGCGCAAACCGCAACTGACGGCGTGGACAAGCTGGGCGAGTCTGTCACCACCGCCGGAAAGGCTGTAGAAGACAGCAAAGACCCGTTTCAGGCCGCCAACGCCGCCATGCTGGCCACCTTTGCCGCCAGCGAGAAAGCCGCCGCAGGGTCGCAAAAACTGGCCGAGGCTACCGGCACCGCCAGCCGTGGCATTGCCGGCGTCAAGACCATCATTGACGAAGCGACCGGCAAGATCATCGGCTACGAGCAGGCCGTGACCAAGGGCAGCACGGCCACCAAGGCCATTGCGGACGAAACGAAGAAGGTCGAGGACGCCACCCGCCGCTGGAACGAAGAAATCGCCAAGATGAATTTTCAGGAAAAACTGAAAATGATCGAGAGCCAGACAAAAATCATGACGGCGCAGATCGAGGCGGACGCCAAAAAGACCGTGGCCGCGTTTGAATCCATCGGCACCACCATCACAAGCACCGGCGACGTGCTTTCCAGCCTGTTCGGCCAGCTGAAGGATTTCAGCAGCATGGACTGGTCCGCCATCAGCATGATCAAAGACCAGATTGAGAAAGAAAACAAGCTGCGCCAGGAAGCTTTCGATCTGCAGAAAAAACTGACCGAGGCGCAAATTGCCCAGATGAAAGCGCAGACCGACGCCCTGCTCAAAGGCGAGGGCTTGATCAAAATCGACGGCGCGGGCCTCAAGCCGCACCTCGAAGCCTTCATGTGGGAAATCCTGCGCGCCATCCAGATCAAGGTCAACAAAGACGGCCTGAAGATGCTGCTGGGGGCCTGACATGCGCGTGACCCTTTCCCCCATTGAATTCGACCCGCTGGGCACCGTCACGATTGACGCCATGCCCGATCAGGACCTGGGCGAAACCCGCCGCCGCATGAACCGCATCGCCACCCTGGACGGCGGGGCCGTGTTCAACGACTTCGGGTTTTCCGAAGCCGACCGCACGATCCAGTTGCGCTGGCAGCCCAAAAGCAGCGCCCAAGAGGCCGCCGTCAAGCGCCTGGTGGAGCTGTACGCCCGCGTGCATGTAGCCACCCCGGAGGGCTTCTACCTGGCCGGGCTGGAGGTGTACCGCCCAGGCGTCAAAGAGTCATCGCTTTACCTGCTTGTCGTGGACAAGCTCAACTGATTTTCAGGAGATTAAAAAATGGCAGTCCCAACCGTAGCCACCTATTCCGCCGCCGCCCTGGTGGCGGCCCACACCGCTTTCAAAGACCTGATCGACGCCGGCACCGCTGGCGGCTCTATCAAAATCCGCGATGCCGCCGATGTGCTGCTGGCACAAATCCCCCTGACCGACCCCTGCGGCACGGTCAACGGCACCACGGGCCAGCTCACCATCACGATGGCAGGCCGCGATGAGAGCGCCGACGCCACAGGCACCGCAGCCTATGGCGAGTTCTGCGACTCGGCTGGCCTGGTGCATCTGAGCCTGCCCGCGCAGGCCGGCAGTGCCGCAGTCAGCGGCAAGATCGTCATCAACTCGCTATCCATCGTGGCGGGTGGGCCGGTGGAAGTGCTGTCGGCGACGGTCGGATAAACCATAGTTTCAAGGAGCACCCCAAATGACATCCCCTGTTGATACCTCGGTCAAGTTTTTTAACGAAGGCTTCCCCGGCGCCCCTGTGCTCAACGGCGTTGCGGGCTCGCTGCTGGACCTGCTCGACGCCTGCTTGTGCACCGGCTTCGGCCTGCGCAGCGCAACGTCGCTGGTGGTATCTGGCGGCGTGGCTACGCTCACCCTGGGCAACGACGCCAAAAACCCCAACCTGCTGCGCAGCGTGATTTTGGTGGAGGGCGTCACGGGCGCACTCACGGCGCTCAACGGCGAGCAGCGCGTAACGTTTGCCAGCTCCACCGAACTCAAGTTTGCCACCGCCGCCGCAGACGGCACGGCCACGGGCACCATCACCGTCAAGACCGCGCCAGCGGGGTGGGAGAAGAAGTTTCCGGGCACCAACACCGCAGCGTTCAAGAGCCTGGATGTGACGAGCCTGGGGGCGCACTTATGGGTGAACGACGCGAGCACCTTGACTGCCAATGTGCGGCTTTACGAGAACATGACCGGGGTAGATGCAGGCACGGGGGCGGCGCCCACGGTGGCAGAGTCTGCCACTGGCGCATTCTGGACGAAGTCCATCGCAGCCAACGCCACCGCCAACCGCTGGGATTTTTTTGCCGATTCTCGCAGCGGGTATTACTGCCCGACTCCTGGAAGCGGGGGCAACGCAGCCTCCATCGGGCAGCCATCCAGTGCTTTTGGCGATGTGATCGCGTACAAAAGCGGCGATGCGTTCTCGGCGGTGGTTTTTGGTGCAGCCGCCGCATCGGGCGTTAATGTGTCCTACGGATCGGTTCTCTTCGGGCAGCAGGGTGGTACGAGCTCGATGAGCCGGTTTTTGCGCAGCTACACGGGCCTGGGTTCGTCGGTTTCTGCGCACGCGATGCCCGTGTCGGGCGCGCTGAACCTGGCTTCTGGCGCAGACGCGCAGCAGGGCACCTTCCCCGCGCCGACAGACGGCGGCCTGCGCTTGTCAAAAATGCACTGCACCGAAGCGGCGGCCAGCGGCGCAGCGGCGGTTTTGCGCGGCGAGATGCCCGGTGTGTACTACTGCCCGCAAACCGAACTTTACAAATCGTTCCAGCGCGGCGATACGGTCGCCTTTGGTGCGAAAACGCTATATACGGTTTTCGCCGGGGCCAGCGCGTCGGATACCACAGCCACCACCTCAGCCGGTCGCGGCTTTATCGACATCACCGGCCCCTGGCGCTAAACCCCATGGCCGAAATCTCCGCTCCCATCGTCCTGCTCACCCTACAGGTAGCGCCCAGCGCCGGTGCCGCCGCATCCTACAGCGGCCCCAAGCTGTTATCGCTGCAAAAGTCGGGCGACTACATCCACGGCGGCAAGGGCTTTATCACCGGCACCGTCGAAGAAAAAGCCACGCCCAACATCCCCCTGCGCCGCCGCGTGCGCCTGCACCGTGATGTGGACGGCATGATGGTGCGCGAAACGTGGAGCGACGCCACCACGGGCGCCTACACCTTCGCCGACATCAACCCGGCCTACGCCTACACCGTCATTGCCTACGACTACGCGCGCAACTACCGCGCGGTTGGCGCCGACAACCTCACTCCCGAGGTGGCGCCATGATGACCCCGGGCTGCCAAAGACGCCGTGGCTGTGGCGTTTTGCTGGATTAAAGCAGAGCGTACCGCGTGGCCACAGTCAACCTCATATTCATCCATCCACCGGTTGCGACACCGGGGCCGGCGAGACTCGTCTTTGGTGACGGCGGCGGCGCGCAGGGCGATTTTTTCTACGCCAGCGCAGCCGCCGATTCACCGCTGGGTGCGCCAGCCGCGTTGGCATTTTCGGTGGGCGCCACGCGAGCCGCCGCGCCTACGCCACTGGGCGCCCCCGCAACACTGGCCGCATCCATCCGCCAAGCATGGTCCTCTGCCGCATCGCCACTGGGCGCACCGGCCGTCGCCGTATTTTTTGGAGAAAACTTCACCGCCCGCGCAGCCGCAGCCACACCGCTGGGCACTCCGCTTGCGCTGGCACGGGCTGTAGGCGCGGCACTGGTTGCAACCGCCGGCCCGCTGGGTGCAGGTGCTGCA